ACAAGAATGACCATTGGGTTCCTCTTGAAGCTGCAGTTGTAAAAGGGGAAATTCTATATGAGGATGACGAGATTCGTATTTTGTGGAAGGCCAAACTAGACCTTATCACGGATACTAATCAAGGCATTTTTCCTGTAGACCACAAGACTATGAAGCAACGTCGTGATACTAACTCAATGAATAATCAATTCATTGGTCAGTGTCATTTGATGAAAACTAGAAAAGTATTCATCAATAAGATTGGCTGGCAAACTACTCTTAAACCAGAAGAAAAGTTTCTACGTCCTCCAGTCAATTATAGTGCCCCGCGTCTTATCGAATGGCAATCTGAAACATTACCATACTATGGGAAATTACTTCTCATGTATGCGGAGACAGGACATTTTCCACCTAACTTTACTCATTGTGAAGGAAAGTATGGTAATTGTGCTTTCCTGAAAGTATGTGAATCTGACCCTGCAATGAGAGAAGAAGAACTTAAACTTCATTTCGTGAAGGGTCCGGTTTGGGATATTTCTAATGAAGAGGACTAATCATGACAGGCTTTGCTCAATGTGTTAAGTGTAAGACTATCTATAAATTTCCCATAATTGATGATACTGTTCCTCCATGTCCGAGATGTGGGGAGAAAAAAAGAAATGAGCGAAACACTAAGCAAGAAATTCCAAGTTCAAGTCCAATTCGGAAAGACTTGGATAACAATTAAAAACGAGCAAAACTACAAGGATGCATTGGACTATGTGCGTAACGCATCAGGTGCAAAATATCCTTTTCGTATTGTTCGAGTAGTTAAAACTGTAATGTTCGAGGAAAAGAAATGATACGAAGATTCTTTCGCTTCCTCTTTCGTTGGTTCAAATACTATAGACATGATGAACACATTCATGTCAAAAAGGATTGGATTAAGTATGACTGTTTGTAAAAATTGTTTGAATAAGTTGGCACATCCTGAATCAAATTTCTGTTGTCAGGAGTGTTTTGAGGAATGGTTATATAGCCAGCACATGAAGGCTATATCTTGGTTTCTAGAAAGGCTTCAGGTAAAAAATGCCGACAATGGAAAATCTTGCTAGTAATGATTCCCTATTCACTATGCTTAAGGGTGAACCGGGCACTCGCAAATCTACTTGTGCTTTGTCATATCCTAAACCTCAATACTGGATATCGACAGACCACAAAATGGAAGCATTAACTTTACCCATGAAGAGATGGGGAATCAAACCATCTGATATTACTTTCGATGACTATAAGGATTGGTCTAAACCAGAAGCTAAACTTGATAACTTCAAGGTTAGTTGTCCTTTTAGAACAATCATTGTAGATTCTATTACTTCCTTCGCGGATAATATTAATCGTGAAACACGTTCAGTTAAAGCCCAATCTGGTGGTGGAAAAAAGATTGGCAATATTTCAGTGGATGGACTTGAGGAATACAATGCTGAAGCGGCAGCATTTCAAACTCTCATAGCTGCACTCAAAGACATCCACAAGTATCATAAGATTCATGTCATTCTAATTGCTCATGTAGTTGGGCAACGTAAGGATGATACAAACAACAAGCTCACACATCATTCACGCGTAATCATTACGGGTGGAGACAAGATTGCCGGTAAAATCTCGTCTTATATGACTGAGGTTTACCATTTCAACGTGGATACAGGATTCAACGCTGATGACCAATCGGATAGTAAGTTCGCGTTATTTACCCAATTTACAGGGAATGATTACGCTAGAACTTCACTTCCATTGGAGCGTAAAATCACATTCCACGATGACCCTCTTTACGATAGATGGATTGCACCTGCTCAGAAAAGACTGAGAGAGATGCCATCAACTATCGTATCTATTCCTGATAGACCAACATCAGGAATAATCACCCCTGCTGGAACATCGGCAGGTTTCACTGCAACCAAGTAACAAGGAGAGTAGAATGCCCGTAATCGAATTTTCACAACGTGATATTCTCCGGGGTAAGGTTGTTGACCCCGCGTGGTATCGCGTGAAGATTGAAAACGTGGGTGAAGTTCCTACCAAAACGGAAAAGGGACCATCCACGAACTATCCTGTAGAGGGAACTGTTCTCTACAATGCTGACAATGGGGACAAGACTTTCGAGGGGGTTCCTCTCGATTGGAACTTTAATTCCAAGGCGATTGGATTCGCTGTTGGATTTTTGGCAGCATTCGGTGTGGAAGTCAAACCCGGAACAAGGTTTGATTTGAAGGCTGCGGTAGGGCGTGAACTTGACGTGTTTGTTGAGAACGGAGAGTATCAGGGCCGTATCAACAACAAAGTGAACCACAAGTATCGGGAACCCAAAGCTCTCCCTACTACTGTTTAGTAGGTATTCCTGAGTGGGACTATACTGACTATTCTAAGTTTGAATACTTAGGAATAGTTCGAACACCAAACGATTACTTCGAGGTAAGGAGTTACCAAATGAATCCTCAGAGCGAAAACAAGGAAAAGGAAGAGGAAACTGTTGATATGGATGAGGTATCCAAGTCGGCAGAAACTCTTGAAAACTCTGAAGTCGAAGAGGATGCAGACGAAGAACCTGCATCTGAGATAACAGAGGAGTAATTAACATTCACTGAATAGTTGGAAAAAATACTCACTCACGTAACATACTGATATCTTGAACGCCGATGGGTATGTTTATCCACTGTATATACCATCCCATATATGGGCAGTGGGTTTTAGTGAGAATGGGGGCCACAAAGACTATTTGGTGATAGGGGGAGTATACGACCGGAGAAATCCAACTGTATACTCCCCCGCTTTTACCATCAATTGGAGTAACTAGATGAAAAAAAGAACTATTGCACCACGTCTTGCAAATGGTGATTCCCGAGTTAGAGATTATGGGAGATTACCAGAAACAATAAAAGAAGGGTTACGTGCTATTGCCAAGAAAGAAGGCAAGAGTATGTCCTGGGTTAAGGAAGAAATAATCATTGATTACTTTGGGTTGTCCGTCCCAAAGTATAGTGCTTTCTTTGGAAAAAGAAAGTGAGGAGGCTATGGTGGGAATCTTTGACAGACTAAAGCCAGAAGAGAAAGAAGCGATTACCGAACACATTAGGCAAGAAGAACAACGTGTTCAGGGAAAAATCATCAAAGTGTCAGAAGATGGTTGGGGTTTCATCTCCAGTAAGGAAATTAAATTCACACGCATTTTCTTTCACTGGACTTCACTTCGTCAAGATACACTCAAATTCCTTGATTTGAAACAGGGAATGAAAGTGGAATTCACTCCTATTGAGGTTCAGGATAAGGGGTGGCGCGCCATCAAGATTAAGGTGTTGAATGGAGACAACAAGACGTAGTTTCCTACGACTTCTTGCACTAGGAGTAGTCGGTCATAATTTAGACATTGACCGACTACTATGGGTGCCGGGTGCTAAGAAAATATTTCTTCCAACTAGGGGAATATCATATTCTGCAATAGTTGCGGCTGAAATAGATAGGATAGCTCCGATGTTGGCAAGTCTCTTTGAGAGAGATGATATGTTTTATCGGGCTATTAAAAGTAGAGAAGTAGAATCTATCTCTGGTAGAGAAATGAGAGTTCCACTAGTGATAAGACCTCAAGGAGAATGGAAACCATGAACAAGAAGAAATTAGCTGAAACCATGATTTTAACTACTGCACTCGCTTGGGTTCCTGCTCTAGTAGTAGCATTTTTATGGGCACCCTGGCCTGTTCATATTAAAGCATTGATTATCAGTGCTGCTTCCTTTATCACGATGATAATTTGGATGCTTAAACATGAATAGGCGAAGTTTTCTTAAATCCTTAGCAGTAGGTCTAACAGGTGCAGCATTAGACCTGCGAATAGACCAAATACTAACAGAGACAGCCTCTCTCAAGGATGCTGACTTTGTAACCTACGTATACCACACAGTAAATCTGTGGGTATCTAATCCTGCCTCATGTGCAGTAATAGAGAACATAGCTGTTCCAGATTTTACTAAGACTGACACGACACCGATAGGCAAAATTGGCGGGGGAATGAAACATCATTTCCATTGTATCAATTGCAAAATGACATTCCATATGAACTTCATGCCTCGCCATTGTTTATGGTGTGGAATTCCTGCTAAAGACCCTGAACTGAAAGTTCCTAATTTCATTGATGTTGACAAACTCAGGGATATAGCTAAGCAGATACATGACGTTCAAGGAACGATATCTAAAGTCTGAAACTTGGCACGAGAAGTCATCGGTGATGGAAATCTATCATCTTGCCATGACACAACGTGTTAAGGGTTGGACTATTAGTGAAACGGCTCGATATTTTGGTGTTAGTATAGGTTTAACTTCTGAGAACCTGAAGTTAGCTCATGCTATTCACACTACTCCTACTCTCATTCAATTCCCAAATAGACAGGAAGCTCTTAAAAGGATGAATGGCTATTATGGCAAAAATTTGGACTCCCCAACCGATTGAAGTTTACAAGTCATGGGTAGATGCTATTGCCTCAGAAGCATCTGATGACTTAAATGATTGGGAAGCTACTTTCATTGGAGGCTTAGATATTCGTTTGACTATGGGTCGTAACTTAACAGAGTCACAAGCTGAGAAGTTGGAGCAAATTTACGCTAAGTATACGTCATGATTATTACTGAATTAGCTTGGGCTGCTGGTTTATTCGATGGTGAAGGCTCAAGTTATATTCATATAAGGAAAACACATACTCTAAAAGGAATTAAAATACACTACTATATTGGAATAGCAATATCAATGCGAAATAATTCCTTTCCACTTAAAAGATTTCAAAGAGCTGTGGAGATAGGAATAGTAGGGAAACCTGATTGTAACGGAACTAGCTATTGGAGAGTTCATAAATTTGAAGAAGTTCAAGCAGTAATGTTCAAACTGTGGAAATTTTTATGCCCAGATAAAAAGAAACAATTCATCCGGAGGATGGAAGAGTATTTAAGACTTAGAATCGAAATGGGACATGTTTCTTATAAGGAGCTACACGAAAGATATGCCAAATATACCAATTAACCCAATGAGGATAGCAGTCCTCGCGAATAGTATATCAGATACTATTGCTTGGCTTAGTATGCACTATGAAGTGCGTGAATACAATGGCGCACATCGTCGTGTGACTATGAAGAATGGTGATGTGTATGTAGTTGTTACATTACCTGAACATACCAGAGGAGAAAGATTCCACAAGTATATCATTGCTCCAAGTTATGCTACATTGGAGGATGAGATTAAGACGAGGATATTTTGAGAATAGACCTAAACAAACTGTTCAGTAAAATTCCTCTTCTGCGTAGAGCATTAGAGGGAGATGCAGAAGCCACAAGACAATACTGTGGCAGTTACAAACTAATACGGCATCGTGAAACAAAGAAGTTGTATCGGTGTGAAGGTGCAACTCCTTTAGGTTACAGGCCAATATTTCAAGATGAAACTGGCAGGTCCGTCTATGATAGAGATGGATTTCTTCGCGATAAGTTCTGGTCACTTCCTCGGATTATTAATGGTATTGAAAGATAAATGGCAGATAAAGTCTACGTTCCCGGCGTAGGACCAATAGGTGCTAAACTTGCCATACTTGGTGAGGCACCTGCTTATCACGAAACATTAGAAGGTAAACCATTTGTTGGCCCTTCCGGTAAGGAATTAAATCGCTTACTTCAGGACGCGGGAATAAATCGTTCTAATTGCTGGTTAACTAATGTTTGTAAGTATGAAGTTCCTCCAAATTTACCCGGTCAAAAAATTCCCTTTGCAGTTCGTGCAAAGACAGCAGGAATCAACATTGAAGAACAACTTGTTGAACTTCAACAAGAAATTACCGCAATACAACCTAACTGTATCTTGGCACTTGGGGGAACAGCATTATGGGCATTATCGGGTAAAAATAAAATTAGCCAATTTCGTGGTTCAATCATGCATGGAATGGGACGGAAATTTGTTCCAACTTACCATCCTGCACATCTACTACACACGGCAATTGGAGGGGAAATAAAAGGGTATTGGAATAGACAAATAATGATATTTGACTTCAAACGAGCCAAATATCAATCAACATTTCCTGAAAGAGTTTTACCCCATCGCACTCTTCAAATCTGTCGTTCCTCATATGACCTCGCAGAATTTAGAAAACGATACAAAGGAAAACTACGATTAGCTGTTGATATTGAAGCTGATGGCACATGCATACCTGTTTGCATGGGTTTGGCATTCAATAAGAGTCACGGAATGGTTGTTCCACTCTGGAATATGGGTGGAATATCAACTATTCCCTCAGCCGATATGGTGCAAATTTGGCTCATATTGGCAGAAATGTTGGTGGAATGTGATATCGTTGGTCAGAACTTCAACTACGACCGGGATAAAATCAAAAGACTTGGTTTCATTATTAGACGGCTTGCCTCTGATACAATGCTCAAGGCACATGCCATTAATCCGGAACTCCCAAAAAACCTTGCTTTCCTTACCAGTATCTATACTGAAGAACCCTTCTATAAAGATGAAGGAATGTATGAAGGAACAACCGAACAGTTATTGCTTGGTTGTGCTAGAGATGCATGTGTCACTTTTGAAGTAGATGAAAATATGGACCCAGACCTAGACGAATTAGGTATGCGTCCATTCTTTGAAAACTTTCTGATGCAACTTCCTGCTCTATATTACGATATAGAGAGACAAGGATTCAGACAAGATACAGTCAAGAGAGATGAACTACTTCGCAAATACATTGAATGGGATGAAAAATGTAGATTTGAATTATTTCAACTTACAGGAACTGAAATCAATGTAGCCTCGCCAAAACAAATAAGCACCCTATTATGGGATAATCTCAAACTTCCTCATAAGAATACTACAGGAGAAGAAGATTTAACTGCATTACTTAATTCTCCTAACTCATGTAGAAAACCTGAACATAGGAGAATACTTGAGCTTATCTTGGAAGATAGACGTGTCAGAAGAACCATCGCAAATAACGTCATGGTTTTACCGGATTTTGATGGTCGTATTAGAACTACCTACTTTCCTTGTTTGGAAACTGGTAGAACTTCTACCAGCCAACAAGAACCTCCTATTAGACCATCCATCGAAGTGGTTGGAGAAGATGGAAAGAAAAAAAAGAAAGCTTTAGGCACACCATTTCAAACCATGACTAAGCATGGTGATATTGGTGCAGAAGTTAGAGAACAATATATTGTCGATGAACCAGATGAAGAGTCTGGTCCTGAAGGTTATATCTTCATTCAAGCTGATAGTTCACAGGCTGAAGCTAGAGTTATCTTTAGACTTGCAAATGATGAGGAGGCTTTAGTTGATATCGACAATAGAGATTATCATGCATGGACCGCCAGTTGGTTCTTTGGTGGGACTGAAGCTGATTATTCAAAAAAGATTCTCGGATACGAGCACCCTACTAGATTTGTTGGCAAAACACTTCGACATGCCGGTCATCTTGGTGCCGGTAAACGACGTGCGGCAATTACAGTTAACACTGACGCCAGAAAATATAAAATCCCTATCGCTATTACTGAAGCAATTGCCGAACGAGCATTAATGATTTTTCACGCAAGGCAACCAAAAATACGTGGAGTATTTCAAAATGGCGTTATTGAATGTCTCAAGCGTAATCGTCAACTCATCGCACCATTACCTTATGGTATTGATTCCCCGATGGGAGGTAAAAGAACATTCTTCGAGCGTTGGGACGAGGAATTATTTAGGCAAGGTTTCTCATACTTACCACAACGAGCCGTTACTGATAACACGAAGGCTGCTGCACTACGTATCAGGAAGAAAATCCCTAATATCAGAATAGTATTAGAATCTCATGACTCTCTACTATTTTGTATTCCAGTAATTAAACTAAGAGAATGGTCGCCTATCATTAAGGAAGAATTTGAGCGGCCTATTGATTTTAGTCGATGTTCACTTCCTAGACCACCATTAGTAATTCCATGTGAGATTGAAACTGGTTATAACTATAAAGACTTGAAGAAATTCAAGGATATTCCCATAGTAGCTAAACTAGTTGAAATACCTATTATGCCAGTTAAAAATATAACTGAGCAGTTCCTCGCACAAGAACCGTTACCGCCTGATTCTAAGTTAACAGATATTATCTATGAAAACGAGGTGAAAAAACTATATGGTAGGAATACTTAAGGAAACAGAGAGGAAAGAATTTCATCTAACATTACAATACTCCTTTAAGGGTAAATCAGAGGGAACATGGATAGTAGACCCTGAGAATTATATCGAAATAACAGCAAATAGTTTAGTTGAATTACTTTCCAAATTATCTATCTCTATTGTTCAATTACAACAAAAACTGCATGAGGACGCAATGTTAGAATTAAGGATGCTAAACGATGATATTCCATTCTGAATTTTGTCAACATCTTAAGGATGCGCATAGTCTACCAGACATATGCTGTCCTGAATACGAATGTCTAACTCATGAGGAATTAGTTGGACTCATTAAGGTATTGGAGCATGAATTCATACCTTATGATAATGAGTCTGCGCGTAGTGCAATTAGAAAGATTTGGAATTACCTACGTAGATATGAATTGGCTAACCCAATTAACGGACCAGCATTATGAGCTAGAGTCACCTTCTAGCTTTTGGTATTGGAGCGGGATTGCAGCTATATCAGCCGTCGTTAAAGATAACATTTGGCTAGGTAGGCAGATTTACAATCTTTATCCCAATATCTATGTTATGCTACATGCAGAGAGTGGCCTTAAAAAAGGTCCGCCTGTAAATATGGCAGCTAAATTAGTTAAAACTGTTAATAATACGAGAATTATTAGAGGTAGGGGTTCTATTCAAGGAATCTTAAAGGAATTAGCACAGACTCAATCACAACCTGGTGGAAAAGTTCCAATGAAGTCTGTTGCTTTTATTTGTTCAAGTGAGTTATCCTCATCTATAGTAGAGGATAAAGTAGCCACCAAGATTCTTACAGACTTATATGATAGGAATTATAATGAAGGAGAGTGGCGAAGCCTTCTAAAGATGGAAAACTTTACTTTAAAAGACCCAACTATCACAATGCTTACTGCGACTAATGAAGCAATGAGTGAAGATTTTTTTACTAAGTCAGCTATTCAAGGAGGTTACTTCGCTCGCACTCATATTGTTTATGAAAAAGCAACTGCTCAATCTAACTCGTTAGTCTATAGATTAGAAAGCACTCCTAATTATACAACTGCTGCTGATTACCTAAAAGAATTATCTAAATTATCAGGAGAATTCAAACCATTAGAAGGAGATATATCGGAAGAATATAAGTATAAGAAAATAAAAAGAGGTAAAGGAGGATTGAGGGAATTGTATTTCAATGAAGCGGGAATACTTTATGATAATTGGTATGAAGAGTTCCATAGTGCAATTAAATCACAAGAAATTAAGGATGCTACTGGAACACTGAATAGATTTGGAGATAGTGTTCTAAAAATAGCAATGATACTTTCTCTCGCGCAAACTCCTGAACTTATTATTAGTCCAGAAGCAATGGACGATGCAATTAAATCTTGCACTAAATTACTTGGTAGTATGCGAGAAACTACAATGGGCAAGCATGGTATTTCTTCCGCTGCCCTACTCAAATCTCTTATCATTAAAGAATTACTGGCTCGCGAAACTCATCAAATTACTCGAACTATTCTAATGAAGAAGATGTGGATGCACTTTTCTTCATCAGAGGAATTCGACGAAATAATGCAGGCATTTGATGCTACAGGTATGATTATTACGGCTTCAGTTGGTAATCAAATACTCTACACTATGCCAGAAACTCAAGCACAAGAACTTCAACGATTCTTCATGGAAAAAGGGAAGTGATGGACCAAACAAAAATTTTTCCAGATGAGATTCATGTTTATCTAAGAACAGATGGATATTGGTGTGCGCGAGGTTTTCAAGGTGATTATGGTATTTCCAAGAAAAGGTCAGAAGTAATAAATATTGGAAAAGATGCCTGTATCATTAATAAATTTAAGCGTATGGTAATTCATCGTGAAGATGATTCTGTTTCTTTAGTTATAAGAAACTTCAAAAAGCCTAATATTCGAATTTGAATATGTTAGAAAAATCTCGAACATTCACCGTCAAGGAGAGTAAAAACATGAAGGGAACCGTAAAGAATATCATTGCCAAAAAACACTTTGGGTTCATTTTGGAACCTACTACAAGAACAGAATACTTCTTCCACAAAGAAGATTTCAATGGTCATTGGGATGACCTTGTTAATGACCATGAAAATAAGAAAATTATTCCTGTGGAATTTGAAGTGATGGCTTCTCCAAAAGGCCCACGCGCTTCTAATGTTCGTAGAACTGATTTTCCTAATGAGGCTGCGTGACTAAAAAAGAATTATTTGAACAATTAGCAGGTGCTCATGATATGGATGATATCTATGTCATGGTCAGTATTGAAAAAAGTTATAGTCAAAATAAACTAGATACAGATTTTATTGAAATTCATGAAAAATTACATATTACTACTGTGACTCATGACCAATTTCATTGCACGCTTCACATTCCGAGGATAGTAATATGAGTTGGCATTTCAAAGGTGTTTCTCGTTGGAGAGAAATACTCAAACTATGGATACTAAAACAGATTGGAATCAAGTATGGTCCTTATATGATTCCAGTCAGAGACTATTGGTTATTTATTGATTCCTACCAGCGTATCTGGAGAATAACTTACTCAGGGTATCATGACCATCCATTTGTGATAACACTATTGGAAAGATAATGTCTACTATTACTCCTCCTCCAATAGACCCGGATGAACTTCCGGAAATCTCTCCTATTGAGCAGGGGGAAATACCATATTCAGAGCATATCCGAATTAAACGATTCTTGGATTGTCCTAACTGGATGTGTCCTGCTTGTCAATCAGTAGTATTTGGGCGCTGTAAGAAGTGTCCTTATTGCTTTGGTAGACGTAGGACTATTACCCCGCGTCCGGATACTTATGTTGAGCCCCCACTATGATTAGTGAAACTATTAAGAAGCTCATTCGGTTGGCTACTAATAACTCAAATGAGCATGAAGCTAATCTTGCTGCGAGAAAAGCATGTCAACTTCTCGTGGAAGATAAATCTTTGTTTCCTACTAATAGGAGAGAACAAGCCCAAGTTCCTAAACAGGAAGCAACTATTCATGTAACTGAAAACCCCAGAACAAGGGATATTACTATTACGGTTACTGGCTTGGATATGGTCAACAATTCAAGAGTAGCCAAACTGATTCAGGAATTAGATAGAGAACTTAGAACAGCTAGAACATGGAATGATGTTCATCGTTCTGAAGAATCATTCTGGAGTTCTAAACCTCCATCTAGTCCACCACCACCTAAACAAGAACCTACATATCGTCCCCCAAGAAGGGATAGATATGGATTTAGGTCATGGATTGATTGGGATGATATTCCATTTGGGGGGAAAAAACAACCAACACCAGAAGATTACGCAACAGGGAAAGCAAAACCTTATGACCCTACTAATCCTGAGAACTATTCTAAATCAAGACCCCCACGCGATTTGAAATGTGTCAAATGTGGTAAAACTGTTTCTACTCAGTTTGTAGGCCCCGAACAAGTATTTGAGTGTGCTGATTGTGCATATGGAGAAGAGTTCTTCAAGAACACTGGAAGAAAACCATAATGCCTTCACCAAAGAAAGAAAGACCCTTATGTGCATGGTGTGGTGTAGTAAGGGTTAAACTAATGAAGAATGAATGTTGTGATGAATCTTGTGCAGCTTCATTACGTTGGGAGCGAATGAAGGCTAAAGGAACCATCAGAACATTTGAGTCTGCTTCTTCACAAGCAAGACAGAGTTCACTATTCCGAAGAGTTCAAAATGAATTTGAATCTACTTGCAGGAGGCTCGGTATAACTCCCACTCCTGCAATAAGAAAACTATATGTGGAATCTAGAAACAAAGGATACCACAACGGTTTCATGACAGCAACCAAAAGACAAAAGAGGACTGCATGACAGATTACAGCGTAGAGGACCACGGAGATGTAGGGAGGCTGAGACATGGTTCCCAAACTTTTTACAATCTACTTCAAGAAATGGCCGAAACACATGACAAAAAAAGTCATGATTATGCTCCTGATTCTAATCCATCAGGAAACTATCATTTTGCGGGTGAAATGGCTGCTATGTTTAGCCACTCTCCACAGGATGCTGGTTTCGTTGGTAGATTGGCTGAGAAACTCTATCGAATTAAAAATCTTGAAAGTTCAGGCAGACTCGGCATTACTGAAAGCATTGAAGATACGGAGCGGGATATCGCAACCATCACCGCTTTATGGATTGCAGACAGAAGAGATAGACGAAGAATAAAGATGGAGAATATTAAGAAAGTGCAAGACCAGATGAACCGTGGTGAATGGTCTGGTGCTATGACTCCTACTCCCACTCCTGAAGAATCTCAATACATAAAAAATGAAAAAGCCGTAATAGCTTTGATTCCTGTAATTGATGATTTGAATGACGAAACATTAGCACGGCTAGAAATTTACGTTCGCAAATTACTTTCAGATAGGAGACATGCTAATCCTTCACAACCTAAACGCTCTTAGACTACCTCCCAAGAGTAATATCGCTTTCTTCGGGTAATATCATTGGAGCATTGAAATCCGTTCCAGTATAATGTTGTGTTCCCATACCAGCACTAGTTAAAGGAGCAAGTAATGGTATTAATTCTGGTTGTTCCTGTGCTATTTCCATTAAATCTCTAGATAGCATAGGAACAGCCAACTGAAGTGCTCTATCAAAAACTCCAAAAGGTCTAGTTTCTCTTGCAAATGCAGCATCATAGAAATATCTTAAACTAGGATGTAACTTATTAGCAAGAAAATCTTGTGTTACAGAACCCCTAGATGGGGCACCAAAACCTTGACCTAATTCTAATGTATTACTAGTAGTAGATGAAGTAAATTCATTTGTAGCTAATCTACTAGCCAAAACAAGAAACTGCTGAAAACCTCCTGCGGGGTCAAGTCTAGTATCTCCAATTTTTATTTTACCAAAATCCGCACTAGTTGGATTCAAAGTTACTTCTGCACCTACAAGTTTGCCTAGACTAGCAAAAGTAGTCCATGCACCAGCAGTTCTAATTGCTGCAATTAGATATTGTTTTCTTACTTGTGGTTGCAACATTGTATAATTAACAGGATTTAACATCTGCATACGAGATGCCATTAATTTAGGTGCAAATAATACCTCTGATAAACCAGAAGCGTATTTCTCTAGATTTACTTCTTTACCACCACTGAAAGGAATTTTGGTCTTTAATGGACCGCGACCAGTAAAGGTATTAATAGCATCTCCCAATTCTCGCAATGCAACCAAATTATTTTTATCAGGCATTGCTTCATACATATTTCTAAAAGCATTAAGTCTTAAATCGTTAATATAGGCTGTATAACTACGATTGGAAGCAGCTACAACTCTTCCCCATATAGGAATTCGTTCTGCTAAATGAGAACGTATAGATTCCTCTCTAGCAGTAAGAGAATTCAAATCAGTTAAGGATAATCCCGCTTGTTCTGCAATAGATGGAGTTTCTTTGAATACTTTTTGACCATTCTTTATTAATTGTGTTCCATCGGCTTTCATTATTGGCACAACTTTGCGAAACATTAATGGGTCAGCCTCTAACATAGCTTTATGGCTATCATAGAAAACTTTAGAACCATAAGAGCGTATAGATGGTCCCCACGCTTTAAGCCAATTTTTTGTTCCAATTAAAGGTAATCCTTGTCGAAGTCCAGCAGAAGTAATAAATGGTAAATCAACTGCCATTAATCCTCTACTAAGATTCCATGCTTCCCTAATAGCACCGGATTGCTCAGGAGTCTTATCTTTAATTCTCCTAATAATAGGTTCAGCATTTTTAGATATAGGTTTAGTTTCCAGAATAGGAGCTTCTGCTGCTTTTGGTCCTTTTCTAAACCTAAATTTACCTTGGTCATTAAGGCCATCAAATACATAACCTTTAGAAGTTAATTCTGCTATCTGTTCTTTAGTTGGAGGTTCTTTTAGTGTAATTTTAGCCCCTGGTAGTGGACCAGTTTGAGCAGTGCCAGTCATACCAGTTTGACCGCGTGGATTAAATTGTGGAGAAATAGATGGACCAGGTGCTGCTAAGTCTGCTTCTGCTTTAGTTGCAAAAGTTATTTGTCCTTCAGTTTTTGGTGGAGTAGCTTGAAAATCAATTTTAGGAGGAACAATATCATCCGCTTTACCAAGTATTCTATTACCAATAGAAGATACCCTATTACGTATCCCTCCTAACCATCCTCCTAGTATACCTTCGGGTTGGGAGAGAGCTTCACTTATTAATCTTGGTCCTTCTAATGTAGTAGAACCCATCATAGCTAATGGTGATTTAGTCCATTCAGGTAAGTAAGGATTAGTAGCGATTTTAGTAGTCATATTTTCGCGGGCTTTATCGAAAAATTCAGGAATACCACCAATCATACTAGTATCAGGTCTTTTACTAATATCAAACGGAGTTTCAGGTTGCCATTGAGTAGTTAAACCTTTAGTTACAAATTTACCCTTAGAAGGTGGAATTGTAGACTTCGCAGGTGATGGGGTAGTAGGAGGAATAGTAGTAGGTTCTTCTACTACTTCCCATTCATCTACTACTTCCCAATCATCCGTTGACTGTGGAGGCATATTATTTACCTACTACTTCATCCTTCCAAGTTTTACCACCATCTGTTGAAATTTGAGTTTTTGTTACTCCTGTATTTTTATTACGAACAGTTCTTTTCATTACTTGAGCTGCACCCCTAGCTCTTGCTGGAGGGGCATTAGTATTAGTATCAGTATTTAATTGTCTACCAAGAGCCCCACCATAAATAGCATTGACAATCTCATCATATTGTTCTTTAGTAGGTCCAGTCGGACCAAAAAATCCAGTCCCAGGTGGTGTAACAGTAAAATCATTAGCTCCAGGAGAACCAATTCTAATGAAGTCTTTGAATTCGGGTCTACTACTAGCCAATTCCCTCGCAGCATTGAATTGTCTAATTCTAGTTTGGGTTGGTAATTCTTCTCCTCCAGTTCCTCCCGATGCAGTAGATACTTTACCAATAGGAGTATTCAATTCCTTAACTTCACCAGTTACTTCATTAATTTTTACTGCCTTCTGACCACCCTTACCATCAGGCACATTATAGATTTTCCATCCTCTGGTTTCAGCTAGACTTTCTCTACCAGTTTGTCTTTCTCCTTCTGTTTTTCTAGCTTCATCCCCACGTTCACCAATAGCTTTCATAGTAGTTTCGCGTTGAAATTCTAATTTATCCAATTCAGTCATAGCACCAGTAGAAATACCAGTATCCTTAACTTCTCCAGTAGCAGGATTCGTAGCTTTAACAGTTGGACCAGAAAAATCAAATTTTACATTAGGATTACGCGCCCTGAATTCATATACATTAGCACGTTGTTGTGCTATATTTGCTCTACGCTCATCATTTTCTTCTTTAGCTTGTTGTGCTTCTTCTCTTAATTGAGCAGATATGGTTTGATATGCTAATGTTCTTTCATTAACATTACCCTGTCTTTCCAAATTAGCAGCTTGCTGAGCAGGAGTAATCTTATTTTTCCAATCTGCAACTTTACGATTATAATTACCATACATTGACATATCAAACATTTCAGGCCCGCCAACGGTGCCTGCTATAACAGATGCAATTTTGCGAAGCATTCCCGGTTTATTTCTTTCTGGATATTCTTCTATTAATTGATTAAATCTATTAGTGGCTTCAGTTTCGGGAGTATACATTTGCTGCATTCTAGATGCAATATCATTTAATCCCCCGCCTCGCATTGAAGAATTATTAGTAGGAGCCATATCCTCATTCATTCCACTACCAAATATTCCTTCAAAGGGACTTTTAAAACGACTGAACATATCTCTTGGTGGAGGTATTCCTCCCATAATACCACCTTGCGAGGGTAAATCATTTCCAACCATTTCTCCAGGAGGAAGATTGAATATGTTTTTGAGTCTCAAGTTTTCAAGAAAACTAGGCATGTGCTTTCTCCGCAAGAGCTTTGTTCAATGCAAGCGAAGTCCCTATTGCATCAATAATGTTAATAGTCTTACCATCTCCACGTCCAAAGACTTTCTTGAAATCTTCAGCCATAGGTCCAATATGGCGTTCATTATCTCCCTTATATTTCCATTCATAAATATTCAAATCTCGGAATTTCTTCATTATATTTTTACTACTAACAGGTTTAATATCTTCTTTCAGTTCTCTACTACTAGCCATAGCAACATATGGAGCTGCTGCCCCCGCAACTTGTATAGCAGTCTGCCACCAGGGTTTACCACCTGTATCAATAGGATTAAGTAGTCTGATTTGATTATCAACATAATTACTGCCAAGTTGCCCCCTTAATTGTTCAAGCTGTAATCTCTGGCGATAGGCTTCCTGAGCTTGATTTCCAAATGTAGCAGTAGCTCCCGGAGTAGTTCCATATAGACTACGTTGTCTATCAAAACTACTACCTAGTAATTCCTGTGCAGCAAGTTTTCTATTGTCATGTGCAGAAAGTGCTTGTTCAGTAGCTTGTTGTGCTTGTAAATCTGCACCTTGATTGGCAAGTGCAGCATTCATTTTCCATCCACCTTCTTGCCCACCAATACCAGTTAATCCCCCAAGTCCAGCAAGTTTACCTTGTCTGATAGCATCAGCAAGTCCTGCATTAACATTAGTAGTAGCATCAGATAATTGCTGTGGAAGTTCACGCTGCATTTGAGCCGCAGCCGCAGTATAATTAGGAGAATATCCTCCCTGAAGTGCTCTTTGTCTATCAATTCCTTGCATTGCGTTGGAATATGCAGACCTTATAGGAGAAATTCCCCTCGCACGAAGTTCTTGAATATCTTGTGATGAGTATCCACCAGTATCAGCAAAATTGGTATAGCCTTCTATAGCTTTACCAAATGTAGAGGGGTCACGTTCATAATTCACACGGTCAAATGTGAATGCTTTAGGAACGCGAGCATTGATTGCTGCTACTGTAGGCGTAATAGACTTATCACGCCATTCCGCATAACCCCCCATTAAATCATTATGTTGCTGCTGTTGTTGGTCAGCAACATTCTGATACTGATTTTGGAAATCTTGGCTAATAGGTGTAAACTCATTTTCTAATGGAGTAGGTCCACCAGCATGAGTTTGCCGCTGTTGCTGCATTTCGTCATACAGCTGGTCACGTCTTTCATTAGCTTTCTTTTCGTCACCTTTAGCCATAAATCACCTAAAAATTAAACACCAACGCTTGTCCCTTCGTGGAACTAAATCCTACTCTTTTCAGTAGAAGATTTTTATATTTCTCATCTTGAATAAATACATGCATTTGGTCATGTCCAAATTTTTTACAAAGAAATTCAGAAACATTAAGAGCATTTAAGAGAGCTTCATTTCTTTCTTTAATTGAGAAATCTTTATCTGTGATAAGGATTGTTTCGGCAATAGCTCTGACACCACCTGCCGTAACAATTTGTCCCTTATCATTATCAATCGCGAATGCACCATAAAATCCACGCATGAAATTAGGCAAACTAAATTCCTGAGAATAATGCTTCTCATGGATTTTCTTTAATTCTGCTATATCAGCAGATGTTAATGAACGAACTAACATTAATTATCCGAGAACGATTTCATCTCCATTGACAATAATAACAAGAATATTATTTGTTCCTGCTGAAAGAGTCAAAATTTCTGCTGCTTCCATAGGAACATAAACAAAGATTTCCCTTACAGAATCAGTAACTCCCGCGGCTTTTGCAGGAATACTATAAGTATCATAAAATCTAGTTCCAGCAGCATCTGCTCCAATTGATATGGTGAGAGTAACTGGAGAAGCAGAAGGATTATTTACATGTATATGTCTCAAAATAGTTTTTGTAAGAGCAGGAACTGTATACACAGTTGTAGGTCCAGTTGCAACTTGCGCGGGGCCATACAACCTTTTTGGAATTCTCGCCATTTACTCCTCCATCTTCTAGAAATAAAAGCCCCAACTACCCTTTTGGACTACAATATCAGTATTAGCAGCTAATTCATTTGCAAATCGTGCTGCAAAAGTTCCATTAGCAGTGCATAAATATCTACCACTAATTCTAACAGCTAAATCCACACCAGCTGTAACTGTAGCAGTTAATAAAGTCATGTCATCTCTTACTACGTTATGTCTCTCGGTATGAGTTGCTACACCCGCGGCCCCATTAGCTATAACGTCAGAACCAGCCCAAAAATCTAATGTTCCTGCGGGGCAATTAACACCTGCTTTCCATCCAGTGGCAGCATTAGCAGACCTAAAAGTAATATAGAATTGGAATGCATAATCTACTCCATTAACAACAGGAAAAGTTAATCCAGTTATATCTACAAATGTTGCTGCTCCAGCATTAATAGTTTGATTACCAGTTGTTCTAAGAAGAGTAATACCACCAGAACCTGCAGGTCCAGCCGGGCCACGTTCACCTGGTATAATATATGGTAATTCTGGTTCTTCTGCATCTATTCCAGGTGGACCTTGTAATCCGTCCCTACCTATAATTCCATTAGTTCCCGCAGGTCCGGGAGGACCAACTATAGGAAATCCATCTAATCCATCTTCTCCATCCATTCCAGATGGCCCTATAGGACCAGGAATTTTACCTATTTCTGTTAAATCAAATACAGCATGTCCAATTTTTTCTCCCGTTAATTTTGGACATACAATATATAAATCCCCTCCACCAGATACATCATAAACAATATCAGCAATAATTTCATCTAAAGTAATTTTGATTATTGAACCCGCGTCTACCATTACAATAGCGCGGGTATTATTGAATCCTACTACTTCAAGAATATGGTCAATATATCCGATTAAATTCGTTGTAGCATTATTAGTTCTTAGTCCTTGAGCATTATTACCAGCTAAATATAAATCCCCCATGAAAAAATGAACATGACCAAATCCCCCACCTGGAGTAGCATCTCTTATTCCTATTCCACCTTGAGGAACAAAAGCAACTCCAATATTTACCATAAGCACACGACCAGATGTGCTATTTACTATTAAAGTTGTATCTATAACAGTTCCTGCTGTTCCACGACCATCAATTATTCTAGCTGAATAAAAGGATGTGTCTCCAGAAGCAGTATTAGTATCAACAAGTGTTGAAGAATCAACTGCTGCAAAATGTTTATCTAAATAAACTTCAGAACCATCATTTAATATAATAGTGCCAACAAGGGTTGCTGCTGAACCATATATTACTATATTAGATGTAACAGTAATATTTTCAGTATAAGTTCCCCCATCAAGAATATGAATAAAAACCTTTGTAGCACCTGCTCCAATTAATGTAGCAGCGGCTGTAAGAGCAGAACCAATAGTAAGTTTAGCTCTGCTTATAGCTAAACCATTATTAGCATCTAGACCAATTTTAGAAACAAAAACAGCAGCAGTTTCATCAAGTAATATTTCACCATCCTTTCCTGGTAATCCATCTATTCCATCTGTTCCATCTGCACCATCTATTCCATCTATTCCTGGAGGTCCAGTCATTCCGGAAGGTCCAACACTTCCAGTAGGGCCACTACCTCCCATTGGACCTACTGGTCCCATTTCTCCATCTATACCATCTTCACCATCAATTCCGGGTGGACCTATTGAACCTATTCCTCCTGCTATACCAGCAACTCCATCCCTACCAATAGTTCCCGGTATACCTTGTTCTCCCTGTTCCCCTTCATTTCCATCCATTCCGGGTATATTTTGTATTATTGGAAAATTTTGTAAATTAATACTACTAATATTTTCTTCAAGTTGACTTGAAGTATTTTGTTGAAATTTTCTTACATAATCAATAAGAGTATCTATTACTTGATATAAAGGATTATCCTTTTGTTGTAAACCCGATTTTAATAAAGTTACTTTAAGTCTATTAAAGTCAGGTTGTCCCGGTTCGGGAGTAAAAGGCATTATTATGAAGGAAATTCTGTTTCCACAGGCTTAGAAAAAATAACTATTTTACCAATTTTGAAAATCTCATTCATTGCTGTTGTTTTTATTTCTAGTCTTGCCTGTTGTGATTTGAAATTAGCTAATCTGGTAGGTTCTCTTTGGGTTGTAGCAGCCATTGTAAATGGCACTAATGTTTGAGTATCAATATCATCGAGAGAAAGTAATCTCATTCGTAATAAACCTGAACCAGTAACACGCATTCTAACTGCATGATAATGATTAATAGTTCCTACTGAAGAGTTTCCCTTTTTAGCCATTACACATAACCTGTTATTCCTGTAGGGTCAGGTATAGCCAAATCAACACTAGTTTGACCTGTTTGACGGTCATATACAGTATCATTAGTCTTACCGGGAACTAAGGTATAAATTCCAGACATATCTTTGATAATTAATTTCGCGGGGTCTCCAGAAAGAATTAATCCTCCTTCGCCTACTATACTAATATCAGCGGGAGGGTCAAGAGGAGCCTCAAAAAATGGGGGCTCTTCTGGAAAAAATGGAATTGGTGTTGGAGTTTCATTCCATCCAATTTCAGCTAAACCACAAGTCTCATTTATTCCCCATCCTCCATTACCTGCGGTATCTGAACAAGATGGAATGATAATTAAATTATAAACAACTAAATTTGTATTCAAACCAGATTGCACAGTAATTGAATCTATTCCACCGGCAGTAAATCCATTAACTGCGCTGGCTCCGCTGACATTAGTGCTATTAGTTCCAGTATTTGAAGGGTCACGAAAGAACATATTAGTGCCAGTTACTTCTTTACCAATTGCAAATAGAGGACGTCGTCCTTGTAAATCTACAGGAATAACACGAGGACTTACACCATTACCTATATATTGACCTATAAAAATAGCTTGACCCGCTCCGGAACCATCATTCATCCTTAATAAAGAGTAGCCCACACCAAGAGTAGAACCATGTAATTGATTAGTTGAAGTAATTTGCCCTGCCGCAAATGTCATTCCATTCTGTTGAGTAGCAGCAAAGGGATTTAATTGCCCCGCGGCATTTCCCGGCCCTTTTATATAAATTCTATCTAAAGCTAAATTATCTGCTACTGCTTGCCCCAGAAAAATTCCGGCTTCTGGGGTAAAATCAGAATTAAATAAAGTGCTGATAAATGATGCTGCCGTAGCAGTATCTCTGAATGCACCATTAAGCATAAATCGAGAAGTAGGGTCAGAAAATGCTATATACTGATATGTAACACCAGCTTGATTTGCACCTACATGACCTCCAGCTATTCTAACAGTAGTAGAACCATCAGGTTCTAACATAACTTGAACTGCATTGGCAGGAAAAATATTACTTGAAGGGGTTAAATACTGATTACCTAATACAGAAGTAGTCCAAATATTCCAATCATCTACAGCTGTATTTCTAATCCAGAGAAGATGAATTCCAGGTAATTGAATATTTATATCTATACCAGTTCCATTTCCCACATATGTATTTGCCCCTACCCCCACATGATTAATAGGTGGTGGGCTTACATTACCTAGAAATGCTGTAACATATGGACCATTGTGAATTCCGATTACGTCAGTTATACCAGGAGAACCCGGACTATTATCATCTTCTGGTCCCCACGAACCTAGAAATTCCACTACTACTTGAAATTCTCTTAATTCTTCAGCTGAAGCATCAGTTGAATGTAAATAAACTAATTTCAATGGTTCAATATTTTGAGGTTCAGCTGAACCTGCTGAAATGTTAACAAGAGCACGATAACCATCAAGTCTATTTTGTTGGTCAGTTTGAGTAACTAAAACATCAGCTTCAGCTCCAATTTTATAACCTAATTCTCCTGTGGTTGAATTTATAGTTCTGATGCTAGCTATACCAACAACAAATGAGGCAGCACCAAATTGACGTAGTATATTTAATCTACCATTTAGTTCATCCCCATCCAATTCAGTATCTAATTCTAATCTGGCACCAGAAGTAGCCGATGTAAATTCTTCTGTTGCCCACATAGCAGGATTTTGCAGTGCAATACGGAAATCTCCCAACCAATCAACTGAACTACCAGAACCTAATGCGGTAGGTCTAATTAGTTGCATATGGGAACCAAGAACCCAATCTATTCTATTCAGATTAATAATATTATCAGCAATTGACGGATGTTCTCTAATAGTCCAATCATCAAGGTCAATACCCATTGTATTAGCAGCATCTTCCCCTAATGATTCCCTATCTATTACTAAAACTTGATTATTAGCAGTATGAACTGTTCCACCAAAATTTCCTAGATGACTTTTATTTACATAAAGGTCAAGACTACATGTAACAGGTTTGGGAGGGGGACCAGCTAAAAGAGTATTAAGCCATATAATATCAATTCTTTTCCATACATTTAAAGGTAATGTATTTGCAGCGGTAGTCCCTCCAATACTTTCAGCCCCGAGTTGATTAGTGAATACAACTCTAATAGCACCATCTGGCATCAGAGCCAAGTGGGTAGAAGAACTTGGTCCATCAAACTCAACATCTATAATTTTAGATGCAGCTGCGGGATAATATCTTGCTCTCACATATATTTGCGACCATCCCTTAAAACCATTAGTTGGAGAAACTACATTTTTTCTTATTGGGTCAGTATTACTACGAAGTGCCCAACCTACACCATCTACAGTTCTGGATGCATCACGAGAATATACTCGCGAAGTTCCTGTATCTCCTTCCGGGGAACCAAATCCAAAAGTTAATCCTGCTTCAGTTCCTCCACGACCCGTTTCTGCGCCACTAATTCCTCGACGCACTACTATTGGTTGGTCTATAGTAGGTTCTTCAGTAGTTTGCCCACCAGCAGCAAGAAATATTGCAGACCAAATATAAGTTATATCTCTTCCCGCCCCCCATATTGGAACTGAAGGATGTGCAGGAACTACAAACCAATCTTGATTATAATCATAAGTTACAGATAATGGAGGCCACCAATAAGGATTTCCGCTTCTATCGGAAGGATAGACTACTGTTCCCTGAACTGGTATAGGAGCTTCCCATGCACCAGTTCCAATAGTTCTTCCAACTACACGTGGAGGATAGGGAAAATTTATCCATCTATCAGCAGTGTCTACATTCCAACCTATAGCAGTATCAAGAATACCCAATTCATCACGTATGAATGCGGGTGAACGTAATACTCCATAACCATTATAAGTGGTTCTCAATGCAGCAGTATCGGCAGGGTCACGTGAATATACATGATACTGCAAATAAACTACAGGATTACCAGATGGAGGCTCAGTAGGCCAATTTCCCATTAAGCAGACTCACAAGTAAGACGTGGAGTAACTCTAATAACACTACCTGCTATTGGTGTGAATGGAACTATACCAACAGGAAATCTTTCAGCAAGTAATAAGGTTCCGTCTGAATTTTTAGTTATAAAGTATCCATAAATAGTTCCTGGTGCATTTACTGGTCCTGTAAAGACCCATACCTGAACAGCATTATATAAAGCAACAGAAGGTGCCCCACCTGTAATAGTCCAATTAGCAAAAGTAATTGGTTTATTAGCATATCCTCCACCAGCAATTTCAGTAAAATCTGCTGCAACAGAAATTCCAGAAGGAGTTACATTATTACCATACAATTTCATTGTATGAGCAGGAGTTAACTTATCAGTTAAGATAGAAACTTCAATTACATTTGGGACAATAAGTGTCATATTTGGTCTGCCCCAATTATGAAATCGTCAATTTCCCAGATGGCGATTGAATTTACGAGAAAATCAAAAGACCACGGACCCCAACGTATATTTTTTGGGTCAAACCCATTTTTATAATCACCGTGCATAATAGTTCTATCAGTTTTAATGTAATAAATTATTTGTTTAATAGGGTCATCTAATACCTGAATCTTTCTCCAATCATTTCGGTTCATATTAAACCAATTATCTTGTATTTTCCAACTTAATTCAGGAAATGCGTATCTACCATTAAATAGACACATTCCCTTATAAGTAGCAATAATTAAGAAATCAGATGTGGTGGAACCAGAATCTAAATGCGTGGCAATACCATGCACTCCAGTTCCCATTGCATCATCAACTGGACTATAAGGCCAACTAGATGGAACATCACCATTGTCTACCCATGCAGCAGTTTTTGAACGCTTAAATCCATATAGAACATCTCTTAATTCTGCTGCATTAGTCATGGGGTTACCATCTGGTTGCATAATAAGTAATCCATTTACTTGATTAATAGCCTCGGGTTCTCCTACTGCTGAAACACGAACAATTGCGGGGTCAGCGTTTTGACCATAAAGGCATAAACGATTATGATACAAACAAAGACCAACGCCTGCCGATATTTCTGTGAAATTACTGAGAAGATGACTTGCATCCAACAGCAAGTCAGCGTCATAAAAACTAATATTGCTAAGAGTGGTTGTGGAATTGTCATTTATGGTTGCTCCAGGGATGAAAAACAGTTGATATCCTGTATTATCACCATTGAAATCCTGAATCACTTTACTAGCAACAATATGACGTTTAGTCCAAAAAGTTCCTGTAAAAACAGGAACAGTAGAAAACGATACTGATAATGCATCAACAGTAGTAAAATTGTTTAATGCCGTAGGGGGTGAAAGATACCCCGTATCAGTTTCACCAACCACCCCAAACACATGAAAACCACCGTCTGTATGACCTGCAGCACCATTAGCAATAGTAACAGTGCCCGCAGCAGTTGGACCTGCAGCTTTTCTGGCAGTAGTGCCATCGCCCTTATAAACGTAAAGAAATTCCCCTGCAAGCCCTTTCTCCTGATTTAATCCATTAACTACTGCTGTTCCAAATGGAGTTATGTATGCTCTACCCGCATAAGGTTGAAATCCAAAATCAGTCATTCCAGTAATAGTTAATACTGGACCATGCATCGTAGTAGCATTTACTACATGATATATTTCACCTGCAGTTCCAGCAGCATTTAATGCAAGTATAAGTAATGTGTTTCCAGTTAATGTAGGATAATTATAAATTCTCTGAATTTTTGCTACAGGTGTAGCTACATTTTGATGTCTACCAACACCATCTCTAGTCCCAAAATCTCTAGTTCCAAAATATTGAATATTATTACATTCAGAAAAATGGTCAGGAGGAGTATCATCAGCATCTCCTCTTTCCCAAAGGCCATTGAACTTATCAAAAATTATAGGTTCGTGGTCTCTCATTTTTATCCCAATAAACAATGGATAGTGAGGGAGTTATTAGCTCCCCCACCCAGCAATAGTTAGAAATAGTTATGCAGGAACAGTAACAACTGGGTCAGCGGCATCAGTCACGTAATTACGCCATACATCACTTGTTCCTGGCTTGTAACCCTTTGCGATTGTTACGTTAGCCGCGGCATCAGAGAAGAAATTGTTAATTACCTGATTTAGTGAACCTTTTGTTCCTGCGGCATCAAAATTAATCTTGAAATTAGCATCGTTAGGAGTTTGGCGAATAAAGTTATTATTCACCAGACCTTCTTTCAAATTAATAGCAATTGCATTAGTATTACCATTGAATCTATTTCTAGAAATTCTCCATCCAGTTTGGTTATCAGTTCCAGTTCCTAATCCTTTAATCGCAGTATCAAGTCCAATGAATCTACATTCTTCGATAACACCGAATCCACAACCAGAAGTATCTTCGATACCAATAGTTCCTGCTCCACCTTGAGCGTTGAGCAGACAACCATTAACAATAAAATGAGAAGCATCAATAGTATCTACTACTGCGCTCCTTGTTAGTCTGATTGCAGCAGAAGATGTGTGAGGAGTGAATGAGATGTTGCTAAACTCATACCCCTGAGCACGAACTTCTGCAAGTGGTGTAAGTGCTGTTGGTGAAGTGGGAGGCATCCATGTAGCACCACCACCTGTAGGAACCCCACCAGATGTAGACTGGCGTGGTCTATTGGCAGCACCAACAATTGTCAAGTCATAAACATCAAGTGGAAACTGGCATTGTTCGCGCAGAACTCCACCAATGATAATCAAATCTCGGCTTCTGAGATTTGCTTTGATATCAGTAATAGTGGAATATGCATTGCGCGGTCCGTTTCCTTGTGGAAAAATCCACCAAATTTGATTTATTTTTCCTAGTCTATTGCTAGAAATACCTATATCTCTAACATCTTGTCGAACTTCACGCCAAAAACCAACCATTGACATTGCATCCTCCAACGACTAAACAGTCGCCAACGGTAATACACCATGTATACCGCCAAAGGACTGCCCCCTAGACAAAAGTGCGTCTTTTATATGAACTCCTAAATGGTCTACGACGAGTAGTAGTAGATTGTCTACCTTTAGTTCCAATACCAGTGGAGCGGTCAATTGCAAGACCAGCAAATACATTTAATTCATCACTTCTCGATTTATTTTCACCAATAAACCATGCACATAATGCAGCAGTTCTATATTCAAGAAATGTTTGACCATTAACAACATTAATTAAAGAATTTTCATCAACAGCATTAATGAATAAGTTTCTAATATATTCCAATTTAATGTCATTATCTGAATTAGCAGCAAAGAAACGAATTTCATTTGCTTCCCATACATAGATTTGGAACTGACTTATTTCAGTTCCAACCATACTTTGTGGTAGTCCATCAACTTTTGTCATTGGAACGAAAGGATTAGTATTCCTCGCGCGTTCCCACAATTTCTGGGGTTCAATTAAATCATCAGGTAATTTAGGGTCAGCCCCTGTGCCAGCCGCATTAAATCTAATTGCTGAAACATTAGCATCTACTTGAATAACAGAAGAAAGTTGGTCAGTTGCAGGAATATTATTTAACTCAAAATGTTCCTGCAACTCATGAAGTGCAATGTTCAGATAAGGAATTTGGTCAGCATATGTATAGACAGACCTATTTTTATCGTTAAGTAATGCCGCACTTGACTGCATTACTGTTCCTGCTGTTAGGTCTATCGATGACATATTTACCCCTTAACTGGTGATGTTCCTGTCACAACTATTGGAGGAGGAATAGGCATCTGTGGAATATTACCACTACCCTGCGGAATAAATACCAAATTTTTAGCCGCGGGATGGGACATATCCACATTATGGCAATGCATACAAACAGGGAATTTTGGATTCCTCAGTTGTCCACATGCAATGCAACGAATCATGTCCATTGCCTCGAAATTTTCCATCCAATCAATATTTTGTAGTGCAAGTTCTTTAGCTCCCAAGCGTGCATCTCCTGATACTACGCGAGGATTTCCATTTGACATTGCCCATAGTGAACTAGTAAGATTTACTAATTCTACATACCACTGTCTTTGAATTCTATTTAAGTTATCTAATACATGTGGAAAATTCTTTTTAATACTTTTGATATCATGTTCACCAGCAACATATGCTAATCCTGGTGAAGAAATATCTACAACATAAGCAAGTAATCCGTTGCAATAGTCTTTAACTATGGAATCTGCAATTTGAATAGACCCGACAGGAATTTCTAGTAGTGGTTGTTCATCATCAATTTCTCTCCACCACGATGAAGGACCAACTACTAATAGTGCAGGTTCCTCAAATGAACCTTTATCAATATGAAAAACACCCGGTTCAATAGTAAATTTAGTTTCATTAATTTCCTTTGGATAAATTGAAATAACAGTTGCCTTATCCATTGGATTAACTGGTGCGCGAATTGTCCTTCTACGTATTTCTCTCAATCCAGGAAATCCGCCAATTAATGACATAGTTGTTACTCCTTAACAAATGGATGGGGCACTATTATAGTCTCACCACCACCTTGGTTTCGACTAAGGGTTGAGCCCATTAACCCTGTTTCATCACCATATAATTCCTCAACAATATTATCAATCTGCTTTTTCTTATGCGCTATGATTTCTTCAGTGCTTTTACCCGCTGCCGGGTCTTTATAACGAGCTAATGATGATTTATTTCTTTGCTCCTTACCGGTTAACATCATAGTAGATACAGCTTGCGCGGCTAAAACTGAATCTACAATGAATTTACAAGCATCTAAGCGCGGGGGTAGATATCCCTCAGGAGTTTCATTATCATCTCCTTTACGAAATACCCACAATGGTTCATAGGAAATTTTAGCAGCTGGGAGTTCTTGCTGTTGAGACTCTGGAACCAGCACTAATCTCTCAAGAATATGTCTACCATGAATCCATTGTCTATATTTAGGAAGATAACGAGTTTCAGTTACTGTTCTAATATAGATTCCAGTAGAAGTATAATCATCAAATGTTCCATTACGATGCTCCATTTCATCGTCTGACCATACAATTCTGAATATAGGTAGACCAGTGACGATGTCAATTCCATACAGGTCTTTCAATTGTGAATTGATGACCTTTACGATGGATTCTGATTCGCGCACTGGTCTACCTCCTTACTTAGTTTTAAACTACTGCTTTAACCCACCACTTCGCAGAAGAGGGGTCATAGCATAAATCAATTGGCCTATTCTGAATAGGCGTATATGCAATTTGAATATTACCCGTGGTTACAAATGCTCCTGGATTAGCATCTGTGAAACACAAGGTAATTTCTTGATACCCTGATGTAAAGGGTGTGATAGTTTCAAGTTGAACAACTCCCGTTACGAAGGTAAACTTCGTAGTAGGGGCAATAGCAACTGCTGAAGCAATAGTAGGTGGTAGTGGTTGTTTGTCTGTCTGAACTGTAGACAACTGCTGATGTAGAAGGTCACTCATACATACCTCCTAATAACCAGCAGGAACTTGCAGCGCATCAATATAGGCACAGGCAGCAGGGTTATTGACGAAAGTCTGCATACCGTTGACCATATAGAAGATATCCGCTGCGGTTACACCACCAGAAGCAGAGCGAATTTCAAAAATCTGTCGCCCATCAGTCTTGTAGAAACCAATGGGAAGAATTTCGCCTCTACCCCACACTTCATCAGTGACAAAATCAATACGTGATTTGTCCCAATTGTAAGATGGTCTGTCAGGAGCACCTGCAAACTGCATCTTATCGAAATACAGATTCAGATTTCCAGCCTTCTGACTCTGCATTGGTTGATTTAGAAGAATCATTCCCTGCCCAATATCCTCGTATGCTTGCTTTTGGGCAGGATGTAACCATGCATTAGGTTTGAAATTGTTGTCAATTCCAACCCTATTACCAATCTTGTTAATGGCAAGACGCGGCAAGGGGAGAGACAATGCCGCATTATTACCATTCACACGATTAGCTCTGATTTCAGGAGTATTTGCGCGATTGAATCCCAACCAAGTCCCTGCTGACGCATTGCTGTGATGATATGGCACACCAAACAATGCAGGAAGTGAATTGGGAGACGAGATACCATCTACAACAATCTTATCAGTTGCAATGGCACCCGCGATATTAGGGGTAACGTCGATAACCTTGTTTTCAACGTCCCACTGAGTGATTACTCCCTTACCGCGAAGCACAGTAAGAGCAGCATTATATACTTGAACAGTCTGACCATAGCGCATAAGACGTGCGCCAAAGCCATCACTGTTCAAAGTATATGTATCGAAGCCTGCTCCAGCAACTACAGCACCAACAACACCCAAAACACCATTGCCAGGCTGCATTAACTGTGAATCAAGCTGTCTACGAAGTTCATCCAATGCAGTGGCAGTAAGTCTACGCACCGCATTGGTGATAGCTTTTCTGTCATTGTCAGTGGACCATTGAGTGAGCTTGGTGTATTCGATATTTTCCGATACGAATACGGCAGTTAGAACTGCCTTATCCCAAGTAGGACCGCCTCCTCGTCCCAAATCTCCACCATCAGGATTGAAGTATTGAAAACTTCCACCCGGACGGAGTTCCAATGGAACGCGCATCTGTCTGTTTGAGATAACTTCTACGTCACGCTTCTTGATGTTAGCGTAGAACTTATCATCACGTTCAAACAGAACGCGAATCTTGGGAATCACCTTTTCCAGCTCTAAAGCTGTTACGTTTGATTCCACTACGGCCACAGGTTTTCTCCTTACTAATCCAATGAGGATTAGTCAGAGTTAAGAAATTCAAGCGTAGACATTCCAGCAGGAATATCTTTCGCATTCTTGATGTTGCCTACTTTTTTAGGAGCAGTAGGACGCTCATTGTTTCTGGAAGAACGCACAGTAGATTCTTCTTCCTGTTGTTCTTCTTCATCCTTTACACGTTTACCTAAACCTCGAAGAGCTTCATTTCGGGCCTTTTTAATGACTGAAGGCAACAGTGTTTTAGCTTTCGAGATATAGGCTTTTCTGATTCTGTCGGTGTTTTCTCTATCGAAGTTAGACTCAAATGCTTTCTCCCAGAGTCTATCCATCAAGGACTTAAATCTTGAATCTCTCTCAATTAAATTGGTAAGAGTTTCAAGAGCTTCTCTCGAAGCAGTTCGACGCACATAATCAGTCATTGACTTCTTAGGGTCGATATTTACTTCGATAGTAGACTTCAGAACACTACTCACACGAGTATTTAAATCCTCGCGAGTAGTTTCAAATCTCTGTCTAGTGAATTGTTTTTCACGTTCAGAGATTTCGTTTTCTTTGCCCTTCTCGTCGGGACTTTTACCACGAGAAAGTTTTTGCGGAGGCTCAAAATCACTACTCATAAATACAAACTGATTGAGTAGATGAGCCGCAGTTTTCAAACTTTCATTTTGCTGACGATTACTTTCATTTACCATACTCATGATGGTATGTTTAATAATGGTTCCAATTACATGATTATATGCTTTCTCATCGACACGAGCAAGAGTAGGTAGATAATCATCAATAATACGATAAAATGCATCTTTATTTTCAGAATGAACAGCTTTTAGAATATTCTCTGTAGAACCCGACATTAATTCTCGTTCAAATTTATTAAGTGTATCTGAATTCTCAACAGCTTTTTTGGCATCATCAATAGTTGGAAGTAATTCAGTATACTGTTGTTCACGATAGTAAGCAGTTTCCAAATAAGGAAAATCCTTGAAAAGATTAGGATACTTCTTTAGTATTTCTCTTCGCGGAACAGGAGTTTTTAATTCTAATTGGTCCTCTGACGGACCTTCTAATTCTTTTTCAAGTTCTGCTAATTCATCTTCTTCTGTTTCAGTTTCTTCTTCCTCTACTTCCTCTGATTCTACTTCTTCCTTCTCTTCTTTCGGCTTTTCTTCCCCTGCCTTTACTTTCTTTTTTCCTTTATCTTCAAGGTCAATAACTTCTGTTTCCTCCTCATTTCCAAGAAATTCAATCATTTCCTCCTTACCCATAGAAGGAGTTCCACCAGAGGAATCAGCAGGGGCATAGAATTGCTTACTGAATAGTTCCCACATTTTCTTCACCTGTTATGGGCGCTTCTCTTAATGAAGGTTGCGTGGGCTTTTCTGCATTCGGAGCGCCATTCGGTGCAGGAGCCATAGGTGGAGGCATAGATAACATTTTTTGAGCCTTAGCATATAGAAGAACATTCCTATAGCCAGCCTCATTATCCATTTTTGCTTGTCTACCAGCTTCGGATAATAACCATCCCCTACAAATTCTCCAGCGTAATTCTGGATTATCAATATCAGGTTCAGGTTCAACAGAAGGCATTTCTGTTGGTGGTGGAACTGGTAATCCTTGCATTAATGCAGCTTGTTCCATCATAGGGTCTGGGGGAGCCATGATAGGTTCAGAATTATTTAGTCGTTTGATAACATCGTATGTATCTTCGATTTCATCCTCATCAGGAATAAAGAAATCAGTTAAACCAATTGCAGAACGAATAGCTGGAAGATTTTCAGGCGCACCAATGATATTGAGAATTTCTGGTTGTCCAGTTTGAAGTAAAGTCATAATGACATCTTTTACTTGATGCCATGTCATTGGAAGATTTTCATTAGCTTCCAGTTCTACTTTACCAATTTTCCCTTCTAGTTCAGCTTTTCTAATAAAGACATTAAAGAAATTACCATTTTTATCCCTTTGCACATCCTTTTCATCGTCTTTGACTTCTTGGATGAACATGGGAATAACTTTACCAAATATAGTTTTCCACCATATAGTAAGCATTTTCCAAGTATTTTGAAGTCTTTGCAATGCCTGCGCGCGAGACATACTATATTCTGATGCAGTTTCACTACCTTCTATTTGACCACCAAAAATAGATGGTAATGCACCAACTACTAGTTGACCAAGTGATTGGATGTTTTGTCCAAATGGTAATACTTCACTAGAAAGCGTAGCAGTTTTGACTTCAAAGAAACCATCACCAAGAGATTTTCCACTCTTAGGTGTAGCTGGAAACATTCCACCAGGAACTACTTCCGTTTGTTCAAATGCTTTCTGATTTAACACAGCAGGGTCAAAGAATGTCAACCCTACACCATGTTCAATAGTCTGTTCAGTCATAGAAATTAAATCATTTGTTATATCTTGAATAGAAGTAAGGAGTAAACCTAACGGGTCATGATGCACAAAATCAGATAAAGGATTTTTGGTTAAAGTCCAATAATCATCCATCATCTCAGCATGTGCATCAGCAAAGCAATCCCCTACATATGAAACTTTAACTCCCTTGGGGAATTTCCTCCGCAATTTATTTGCATCTTCAAATGGTAAGAAATTATATGCAGCTGGGCGAAGCCATGCGTGCTTTTCAGTAATAACATTCTCAGGATATTCTCCCTGATATTGTGGTGAAAGACGACCCCACTGGTCATATTGGTCATATGACCCTTGATTACCTTTACTTTCAATTGCCCTTCGCAAATCTTGGTCATCTAAATATTTATCTTTATATTTCTCAATTGAATTGACATAATTTGTCTCGAAAGAGTAAATCAAATATGGGCATTCCTCTTGAGTTCTGGCATAGTTAGGAACTTTTACATAAAGTCCTCCATATGCCTCAAGACACATACGAGTTTTTGCTTTCTTGGTAACTCCTACAAGTCTAGTAACAACAAAAGTTTCCTGTGAAATTTGTGGCATCATCATTTCGCCACAAGCAGGACAAGGCTCACCTTCACCAAACATATCTTCTTGAGACATTTCTGGCATAGGTTCTTCATTCATTGATTCTTCATTCATTTGCATAGACTCATCCCCAGGATTGAGTTCTTTTTCTGATATTCTATATCCACAATGAGGGCAAGAAGTTACTTCTCCATCTACTTCTGTCTCCTCATACTTATTTTCATCATATGTTCCGTATTTTTCATCCTCATTTGGATAAGAATAGCACGCTACCATTCCTTCCGTGCAATAGATAAATAAAGCATGAAGCCAAAGCAAAGGAACATCATTATGGCGAAATACTAATTGTGCTATTTTATCCCCTGCGCGAGCAGTTTGTAAATCTAATGTATCGTCCGCATCATCTGGATAACATTTTATTGGAGGAACAGTAACAGAAAGTGCAGCAATAATAGATTCAAGATAAGCGCGGAAGATATTAACTGGTTTATCATAGTATGATTGGTCAGAATTATCCTCTGAAATTTGTTCATCCCAAATACGCCAATCATGTGCTACTTCTGAATACCATACACGTTGAAATCCTTCCCAATAAAGTTTAAGTCTACGCCATGTGCGTATTTGACGCTCACGGATAGACCTATCCTCTTTGTCGCATTCATCGACAACTTGCTTTAGTAAGTCAACGATTTCAGGTGATAGTTTTGTTTTCATTAGAAAAGCATTCTAGGGGCAACTGAACCCCCAAGCATTCGATTATAAGTTCTCCAAAGTTGATTTTCTTCCATTGGTTGTTGACTAGGAGCAGTTGGACCCATTCCCATTCCTATACCTGTATCTGGTATTCTCATTCCTCCCCCTCCTCTTACTACATGAGTATTTGTAGGAAGTGGGGGTCGTGGAGTTCCTGGTAATGGTTGTTTTGGACCCGTATATGGACGACTACGCATAGCATTTTCCGAAGAAGAACCCCAACCAACTCTTTCCCAAGGTTTAGGAAAAGATTGTGGAGTTTGCCTTTGAGTCCTCATTGGAGGTAATGGCATAGGTCTACGCATTCCTCCAGTAATACCAGTATTGCCACCAGTTTTTTGTCTCAACCAATCTGCATTACCAGAGGGACCAATGTTAAACGCCATGTTTCTTCCTCATATTCTTAGAAGGACCAGTATCAACAGAATCTTTTTTACGTTTATTAGCAGTGGCATAGAAAACTTCTTTGGCCTTTTCAGAACCATAAGTTTTCTTCATGGATTTCATGACTTTTTCACCAGAGCCATGAAAATATTTACTTAGAGGCATTTTTTCTACCTTTATAAGGCCCGACATTAGGACGTAATGGAATATCTCTTGTTCCTAAAACAGGGTCCACCTGATTAGGTAGTTTTAATCTATTTGCTCTATCTCTTTCAAATTGAAATGCTTCCATCTCACGAGGACGCCAATAGTATGGGTCATCCTTTGGATAGGTTTGACCTGGAGGAACTTTTTCATCTGGTGCCAATATTTCAGAAGCGATTTTCCACCAAGGAATATTTTGAGTTTGTCGAACATGAGATAATTCATGTGCCATTGTCTGTTCTAATTCATCCGAGTTCATGTCTTGCATCATTTCAGGATTATAAGTAATGTTACCAGTAAAAGGATTAGTAACAGCATTTGCCCCACGAGGCATAAACATTTTAGACATAAAAGAAGAACCGCGTGGAGTTGCAGAAACTCTCTTTACATCAGGCATTTCTCCAAGAACTTTTTGGAGTGCCCTCTGCATAGATTCATCTAGGACTTTATTTCTGTCCTGTTTGGGTTTCTCTTTCACGCTCGGCATCTAATACATCCTGTTCTAATTCCTCATTAGTAATATCAGTGGAAATACCAGGAATAACTGGTTTAGGAACATTTCTCATTAATTTAGCTTGATGTCTATCATTTGCTTCCAGTAATTGTTGTCTAACTTTCCAAGGAGTATGACGCGGTTTAATAGGAGTAGTATTATCGATAGTAGTAGGTTTTAATTCAGTTTCAGGTTTCTCAAGAAGTCGATTCAACAATCGCTCATTATCTAAGCGTAATTGCTCAACAGATATCTTGAGAGTTTCGCAAGATTCACATACCCTCGGGGCTTTATACTCGCGTTTGAGTTCAAGCCATTCCTTATACCAATCTAGAAGAAACATTATACCCTTTTTCTCCCTATTTGTTTTTAGAAACTAATTGTCTACCAATTCCAATACCCTTTTTTCTAATAGGTAAAGGACTTAAATCTACTCCCCCAGGAGTAGTAATACCAGTTCTACGTGGAACAGCCCAACTAGGACTAGTTCTATCATAACGAATTGCATCAAATGGCATTTTTTCAAGAAATTTAGGATTATCAATGTATTCCCCTAATACTTCCTCTGGAAATTCATTTTCTCTTCCCTTATAAAGACGTAATTGCTCTAAAATTTCTTTTCTTTCATACGGACCTAAATTAGCCATTACAGCCTGAAAATCATCAGGATTTAATTGCTTAGTTAGGTCTAAAGTATTTTTTGCATGAATATTTGCAGGAATAATATTTTGCCCTTTTCCCATGTATTTAGAAAGAGTTTCAGGACTACCAGCCATTACTCCTTTTGCATATAAATCTGCGTAATATGGATTCTCTGCAAAATGAGTCATTCCAGAAAGTAATGAACCTTTAGCATTTTTATCTGGTCTAAATCTTTTAATTGCCGCCTGAGTGCCATGAAATACTGGACCTTTTACAATTGAACTGAAAGGTAATCCGGCTAGTAGCAAATCTGAAATCCCTACTTCCTCATCTTTACTAGCTGGATAACCCGTTGCTAATTCAAGAAATTTTCTACTCCAAGATGGTTCAGGTGGAGCAGAAATACCAGTGGCTTTTGATAAAGCAGCATAAGGATTCTTACTTCCAGGCATTTCACCTACGACTCCGATGATAACGACGAATCATAGTCTGTTGATTAGCTTCCTCATTCTTACGCATTGCAATATAGAAAGCAGTCATATTCTGATTTTGTTCTAGTCTAGAAATTAGTTCTTGTTGCTTTATAACTTTCTGGAATTCATCCTGAGCATCATTGAAATACGCTTCTGCTGAATCTACAGCATAGCGTAAATCATCATACGGGTCATCTCCATTGAATTCTGCTACATCTTCAGCGGGTTTTCCCTCTGGTGAATTCTTCGCATATGAACATGCTTTAATTGCATCAATCATTATGGGACAACAATAAGGATGACCTTCATGGTCCCCATCTTCTTTACATTTGAATATTTGTAAGCGAGGTATATTTGTTTCCTCTTCAGGAGGGTCAAATAATGATAGATAAGATTTGTATTCAATTAATCCCTTATTGCGAAGAATCCACATTGCTTTCTCTTCACTATAAATAGGCATTTCATTTGTTGGAATAATAGGTCGCGTTTTCCAGCGCAAATATTCATGTAATAACATTTTCCCCGCTACTCTTGAACCAGGGGAATTATTTGATAATTCAATAGGTCTACCCAAAGCAGTTTCAATTTGTTCCTGAATAGTATGTTCTTGTCCTCTATCTTGCCCCGCGGATTTACAGAACTTAACTATCCGAGGATTCTCTCTATCACAATAATCTTTAATGACAGGTGCCCACATTTCAATCTTAGTTTTAAGCCAGTATAGTTCACGGTATAAATAAAGGCGTTTGGAAGGAGAAATAGCATAGAAACCAATATAGGTCATTGCGGCATAACCCCAATCACCTATAACCATTCTAGGCCACCACTCAGGTATATCAAATGGTTCTATTACATGAAGAGCATTTTCGGGTTCAGTTGGATAACGAATATCTCTAAATTCATCGAATACTTGCCCCGCGTATGCATCCCAATCTCCAAACTTACGAGCTTTTCTTTCAGCTTCATTTGGAATTGCATCTAATCTTCCTGCATATTCAGGGTCAGCATTAGGATTATCCGCTACTGTTGCATGAACATAAAAGCGTTTAACTCCCGCTTTTCCAATGATTATTTTTCCGCCTTTTGGATATGGAGTAACAAAGCGTTTCTTAAAGAATGTATGACCTATTCCACCAGGCATTCCTGCTGTTCTAATTACTGCTGGTAATAGTGGGTCAGATGTTCTTACGCGAGTAAATCCAATATAAACATATATGTATTCAGTAAAAGAAGTTAATTCATCTGGAGTATAAAGATTGATTTCCATAGAATCGAACTTATGGACATCATCTTCATTTTCACAATGAGCCAAAAATATCATGGCTCCAGTTCTAACACCAGTTCCACCAAATTCATCCGGCCTTGGAAATGTCCAAGCCATATCAGTTTTATTGAATACTGCTCCATATTTAGGATATAATTCGCGACTGCGAGGAATGATTTCGTTTTTTAGTTCAGGGTAAGTTCTACGTTGAAATACTTGTTTGAATCTCGGATTCTCATGTAATCTTCTACACACTCCGTAGACTAATAAAATATCGGATTTACCAGAACCATTCCCTCCACCATATGCTGCTTCAAATATAGACCAAGGTAGAGATAGAAATAGTTCCTGTTTTTTAGTTGGTCGCCATTCTGTGCCAGCAAAAGACATGATTAAGGTTGTAGGGTATGCTCAATATAGAGTTTACCAACAACAGCCCCACCCCCAGCTTTAATAGTAACTACTAGATTAGTATTAACAGAGCAAAGATAATTAATTGATAATGAACCCGGCCCCGGATTCACGATATCAATATCTAGTGTAACATTTCCTCCGGATATAGTAATACCCCCATTAGTAGGTGTATCACTATACGACCAGACTAATTTATGAAGAATATGCCTTCTTTCTGCTATTGCTGTAACAGTAATTACACCAGCATTACCCCCTGCGGATGTAACAACTTTATCTGATACTCCTTCCGCTGCTACCTGATTTCCATTCAATCTAACCAGCATATCCTAACCTCTTTCTCGTTTATTATTCCACATCCCAATCATCAGTTCCACCAGTTAATCCAGTTATTCCGGAGTTACCAGATAAACCCGAACTACTTGCTGGAATTAAAACTAAAGTATTAGCAAATTCCGCCCAAGGATTTAAACTGGAAAAATTATTATCAGTTTCAGGTAAATCACTTGCTGCACTTCCACCTAGTCTAATAGTAGCATTATGCTTGCCCCCTGTGGGTGTTCCTACTACACTTATTTCTATTACAATTCTAGCTCCTCTATCAGCAGGAACCATATTATAACCGGTAGTAACTAATGAAAAAAATCTACTAGCCAGACCAGTATTTAATTCTACTCCGTGTGCAGTTTTTGGTAATAGTTCTGCAATTTGAGTTAAGCCATCATTACTAAATAACCATATTCCTATTTGGGCAAATAAATTATCATTAGCAGAAAGTTCTGAATAACTTATACAACATTTGAATACTTGAGCAGATAAATTTTGAACTTCTAATGGAGTGGATACAAATGAAACTAAAAGAGTATCTCCTAATACATTATGATTAGGAGTATCTGGACTTATTCCGAATGCAGTTAAAACTGTCTTATTTTGTAATTTAAGTTCTCTAGTAGCTATTGAATTATTCCCATGTGTATAGGATTGATGTGCAGGAATTACAGGAGGAGAATTTCCAGACCAAGTAAGTCTAAATCTAGTTGCCATCTGTTTTCCTAAGCATGTTTCCTATCAGTTCTCTCTTCAATTAATGTAGCTAATCGTTTTAGTTCAGTAGCCATAGTGTTTAGTATTTCAGATATTTCGTGCATATCTCCTCGCATTACTGAACGCCATCGTTCCAATTCTTCAACCCTCGCGGCTAAATGTCCTGTTCTATAAATGACATTAGCCAGAAATATAGAGAAAGTCAATAGTATACCGATGATTGTCCAAGTAGCACCAGTAAGCATTTATTCCTTCGCATACACTACTTCAAACGCATCTTCTTGTTTGAATTGTGGAGCGTAAATTACAAAGGTTGGACCACCAGAACCATTTGGATTTTGTGGAACATCTGGTTCCATTTGTTTAACTATTCCCGCCATATTCCTCGCAATGGTTGAAAGGTCTACGGCTTTGGTATCAATTAATTTATCACTAGTTAATGCAGATAGAGCCTGCCTTAATTTAGCGCGTGCAGATTTAGCAATCCTATCCTTTGCACTAATTATAGTTGGTTTGTTTGGTTGTTGGTCATAGGAACTGGTTGAAGTAGCTCCTATACCATATGCAGAAACAGAAGGCGGGGATATTCCGAATGTTCTACCTAATGCTAATGCTTCTTGTCTACCATCTGAGATTACTGTTTCTCCAATGATACGACGTAAGCCATTAGGCACTTCAACATTACCATTACCTCGTCCACGATTAATATCTTGGACTATACCATTTGGTTTGATTACTGGTTGAACTACAATAGTGAGTTTCTTATGTTCTAATTCAAATTCTTTATCCGATACTATTCCCATTGCCATGATAATTTACCATCCTAAAGTAAGTTTAATATCAGCAAGAGCCTTTATCTGTTGCTGAGAATCCATTCCATAACGCTTTAGAATTATTTTAATTATTTCAAGTTTATCATCTCTAAGTTCGTTAATTACTTCTGGAATAGGGATGGGAGTAGGAATAGGTTTGGCTTTCTTAATAGGTAATTGAGAATTGAATTTCCTCGCATCTTCAATTCTCTTATCCATTCCCAGAAGTTCTTTCTTTACTTCTGGAAGAGGAGTGATTTCTTGTTCATCTGATTTCATTCAAACCACCTTCCTTTACTATCTTTTGGTTTCCTGAACCCAAACCAAGGTTTTAGTATTGGGCAGTCGATTACTAATGCTAATGCAACTAGAACAATTATTATGGCTACTATTTTATTATTCATAATTATTTCAATTAAGCAGATATAGTAATAGTCCAGTTATAAGCAGACTTGGTGACGCTAATAGTATTCGACCCCGCAATATCAAATTCATGAATCTTAGGAGCCATTGAACCTACGACTCCAGTAATGAATATCATTGAATTCACGGTATCAATCTTCACTTCTGTTACATTAGTTATCTCAATAGTAGTAGCAGTAATATTCGGTCCTACTTTACCTGTAACTGTAACTGTATCAGGCATTTACTTTTATCCTTTCCATAGGAAGATTATAATATCTTCCTGAGTTTCAGCCAGACCATTTCAGTGTCTAGCTTAGCATAGAGTAAACTGAAAGTCAAATTTCTTATTCTTTATAATATTATTTTCTAGATATTTCTATTTTTTTCTCCAAAAATTACCAGATGGAACCATAATTTACTAACCAATCCATCCCCAATTTATTAACCAATCGATTGATTGTAATCTGCTGCAAGAATCGTGCCATGTATGGGACCACTAAAGAGGGGTATAGGGGTATAGAGTCTGTTCGAGTCATACCACTTTTTGTCACCTGCAAACCATTGGAAACAAAGGACTTGCCAAGAAGTGTCAGGTCGGGTGTCAATTATTGTCACTAATATTGTAAGGTCTGGGACGGAATGCCTCGAATCATTGGCATTCTGTAAGGTGGGACTTGGCACGCGCGATGCTTTAGTATAGGTCAACGGCGCGGGCAAGAAAAAAGCGCCGGACACGAAAAACGGTCTTGACAAACGGCGCGAACCATGATAGACTGTTTTTCATTGAAGGGCAATTCCGCCCTAGACTGAGGTGAAATGATGCAGGTCAAAATCGGC